AATAAAACTCACTCTAAAGAAAAATGCCCCTCCCCACAGGGAGAGCCAACTCTTCCCCACAAGAAGAGAAGCAATCGCCTGGGCTCACCAACGCGAAACAGAAATCAGAGAGCAAGCTACTCAAGACCCTCGCTTACAATACACCTTGCTCATGGCTTTACGTAAATACGCAGAAGAAGTCTCTCCCCTCAAAAAAGGAGAAAGATGGGAACGCGTAAGGCTTTCTGCTTTTGAAAATTACCAGTTACCCCTTAACCTGCCTCTAATAGAAGTGAATGCCCAACATATTGTGGAATTTCGAGACAGCAGAGGAAAAACCATTGCACCTGCCTCTATAAGAAGAGAGCTAGCTCTACTCTCCTCTGTTTTTGAGCAAGCTCGACTTGAGTGGGGCTGGACAGACCATAACCCATGCCGAGATATCCGAAAGCCTCAAAACTCAAAACATAGAGAGCGAGTTTTGCAATGGCGGGAGATTAAGCGCCTGTTACGTGAAATGGGCTATAAAGCAGGCAAACGTCCCAACTCATTTAGCCAAGCCACTGCAGTATGCATGCTAGTTGCCTTGCGTACAGGTATGCGTGCCGGTGAGCTCACAAGCATGAAATGGAATCAAGTACGAGAACGGCATGTTTATTTACCAGACACTAAATCAGGCAGACCAAGAGATGTCCCCTTATCCACTAAGGCAGCAGCTCTAATAGAAAGCATGCGCGGCTGGGATGAAGATTTTGTTTTTGGCGTTAAAGCGGCTACATTAGATGCGCTATTTAGAAAATACCGGAAACGAGCTGGATTAGAAGGGTTTGTTTGGCATGACACCCGCCACACAGCCGCCACCATGCTTTCAAAGAAAGTAAACGTACTCGACCTTTGCAAAATTTTTGGTTGGACGGATCCGAAAATGGCAATGGTGTATTACAACCCGCATGCGGCGAGTCTGGCTGATTTATTGGATTAACATCTAATTGCGACCCAGTTTAACTCGGGTCGCTTTTTTGTGCCTGGGTATAATTACTTCTCAACAACCCCCGTAAAGCTTACTACCATGACTGACGAACAATTTGACCTACTTGTCCGCATATTACGCATGTCTAGCCAACCGATCCTGACAGCTGCGCGTCTCGTGTCAATGCACTTTAAAATGGGTACCGCCGATTGCTGTTAATGTTGATAACGTAGAGGGCATGCCGTCAGTAATTAGAAAAGTAGACTAACACCCCTCATACATCAGTTCATTAGCTAGAATGCGCTCTTGATACACGCGTTCTAGCTTTTGAGCTTCACTGCCCGGTATATCGACCCGCGTATACAAATCACAGAAGCTACCGTCGATTATTGTCGTGCAAGCGGTCAAACTCAGCGATAAGCCGATCATCATCAAGCGTCTGAACATCTTCTCGAACCTCCTTTGCTTTTAAGATATTCTCAGCGCGTTTACGCTGAGCCTCTTCACTTTGCTTTGCGGTCTTACTTGCTTTAAAGCCCAGCAAGCCTAAGAGCGCCCCGATTATGGCCAGCAGCCACGGGATTAAATCAATCATTTACCATCTCCTTTCCACCAAAAGTCATACGCCTTATCATGCGACTGCGTTTCCCCATCAAGTGGAATCTCGCTTATACGTATGCTGCTCTTTATCTCAGGCGCATCAACACGCTTAGAGGCCGCCTTTGCTGTTGCAGCCGCCGCTCTGGCTTCGCGTGACGCCTGGGCAAGCTCCCCTGCCGCCTCTGCTTGCTGCTCGATTAAGTCAGCAACGCGACCCGAAAGATATGCAATCGTGTGATGATGCGCGTTTTGCAAGCGCGTTATTTCCTCGGAGTGCATAGCTTGTAGCGCTTGCAAGTTTCGCTCGCTCTCTACTTTGCCTACGCCGTACCCACCCACGCCGCCCACAAGCAGCATAAGCGCGACAATTGCAGCAACAGCAATCGCTGACCGATAAACAATAAAGTAACTTTTAAGTCGGTTGATCATACCCAGCCTCTTGTCGTAAAAGACGAACCTCAACACGCAATGCAGCGACCTCTGCTTGAATCTTCGCGAGCTCTCGAATCAGTGCGTTTCGCTCTTCGTTAGCCCTATCTACACGCTCATTCGCTTCTTTTAAAAGTTGCTGCAAAGTAGCTTTATCTGTGCGCTCAGCGTCCAAAAGATCTAGCAGTCGCTGAGTGCCGTCAACAGCCGCTCTTGCATCACTCCCCGACACTTTGAGCATGTCGAGGATTTTCTTAAACCCCACCAAGCCACCCACAGCAGCTGCGAGAATAAACCCGATGGCTGCGCCGCTGTTAGTTATCAAGTCCTCAGCCATTCGACCTCCCTTTTTAAGTTGGGTGCACTAAGCCGCTATACATAAGATCAGCGCTAGAGCCGCGCCTATACGCATCTCGCACCGCAACTAACGTATCGCCACGTGTGATAAAGCCCTTGCCCCTCTTATCAAACCCCGAGTTTTGCGCATACACTTTTGACCCTTTGTGGGCGATAATCCAGTCGTCCGGCTTGTTCATGGCTGCCGGGTAAAAAATAGCGAGATACACATCACCCAAGTTACTAAGTCTATTTTTGTAGGGTAGAAAATACCGGTACACGTAATTCATTTGCTCTGCATGACTCATCTTCGCTAGCGCGTCAACAGTCGTGCCAAGGGATCGAGCTGTGCTCGGCATGAACTGAATCAATCCCGTTGCGTTGCTATGCGGGTTTCGTACAGACGGGCTAAATGAATACGCCGTCTCAAATGCCATGCAGCTTAAAATTTCGCTCATGAATTCAGATAAATCACGGCCTGGCATCAGCTGCATGCACGCCCATGCGATTGAGTCTCTTAGCTGCGGTGTTACTTTGCTATCGTTACCCCACCGTACGTTTGTCACGCTCTGCGATTTCGTAGAGCCTTCTCTGCCTGATAAGCTTGGCGGGGATTGATAAGAGGGTAAGTGCGATTCCGAAGAGTCTGATCCACTCTTCGGGGAAACTAGATTTAATATCCAGCGGTAAATTGATCCAAACATAATTCAGTGCCTCCGCCATCTCGGGCGTGAAAGAAAGAGTGGCCGCGCCGATTGCGGCAAGCCATGTAGACCATTGGCGATACCAAGTTCGCCAACCTGCAACTAGAGTCATAAAAGCTCCAGACATAAAAAAAGCCCACAACCGAAGTCATGGGCGTAAAAAAAGCGCGTAGTGCGCTATATGTTGAGTAGCACTGCAACCAGAAAGACTGCAGCGGTGGGTATTAGTAAATCGAGCTTCGCATCAAGCGACCACCGCCAAATATCTAGCGCCTCATAACCCTTGAGTTGACTTGGATCGCCAATCTTGTATTCACGCTGCGCATGCTCTCGGCCAAGAAACAGTGCAGTGACGAATACGGCACCGAGCCATGCGCCGTGCGGCTGTTTCAGCACATAAAATATGCCCACAAAAAAGCCCTGAATGATCAGGGCTACGAGTAGATGCTCTAAGTGCGTTCGATTCATCGCAGAATACCCCCTGCGAATATCCGCTGAGGTTGATTGGGCGCTTCGATTATTGGCAGTAGCGCCTCTTGCTCAGCGGTCAAATCAGCGCGTAAGTTGGCGTGATATCCCTCCACCGCTTGCATCTCTGGGGATTTACCACCCTCTGCATTAAGCAACATAACTCCAGTTGGCCTATAAATCGTGCCCACATAATCCACCGCTGCACTCAAAACTGGTTCACCCTCTATATATGACAAAAGCCCCGCTGATTGCAGGGCTTGATCAATAATCAGGCGGTTTTCCGCTCTTAAAAAATAGTCTTTCATGATGCTAGGTCTCTTAGTTGTTGCTCGGTCATCGCTCTTTCGTATAGTGATAGGGCTTTGATCCACCTTAGTTTTGACTGGTTTGTTGTAGATGGTGTCACGTTGACAAATTTAGCAAAACCAACCAAATCTTCATCAAATAGCATTTCCGCGTATTCTCCATCAACACTGATACATGCTTTGTTGTTTTGTATTGTTACGGCAATCTTTCTTAATCTTTCCCAGTTGGCTGGGACACTGACACTTCTGAACTCCCCTGATTTATATAGTCTTAGTTGAATGGTTCCCGCTGAGCCGGAAGACCAAATCATAAACCCATTGACTGGGATCAAAGTTGTTCTTGATGTACTCCAGTTGAAAAAATAGACGGTATTGTTATCAAACACCGACCTAACCACCTCCATATCCAAGACTAGCGTTCTTGCGCCAAAAGTCTCTACGTTGGCTTGAGTGACTGTGGCAACTGTGACTTGACTTCCTTCCGTCGGAATATAGGGGGTTGCGGCAGAGCCAACTTCAGATTGAAAACTGCCTAGAAATGCACCGCTCTCACCGTCTCCGTCGTAATTAAAAGATGACCCGTTGTGTAAGTAAAGTCTCCACCCTTGAGTGCCATTTGAAACTGCACTAACAGTGAAACTTACTCTCCAGGCGAACCCAAGATCTTCTACAGTGGGGTCTTTAATATTGGTTGGTTGGGTTATACTCGCCGTGATAGGATCGAAACGTATAGCAGTATTACCGCCCCAAATAGAAGAACCCGAGAAAACATAAACCTGTCTTGTCGAGCCTTTGCCGACAAAAAAACTTTCGCGATAACTTTCGCCTAACGTTCTAGAAATATTATTTGTGCTGATATGGTGTGGCAATGTGGTGCCCAAAGACTCCCTCAAAAAGCCAAGGCGTATGACGCCTTTCGCCACCTCTCTTGCTGGTACAAAATCAGCATTAGTGGCGGGTTGCGTCAAAAGACTAGAGTCTGTCATCAGATTCGTCCTCACCCCACTCACCCAAAGCCCTTTATCTGTCAACACCGGCTCATTAATCCCGTACTCTCTCCCGTTTTCATCCCAATCCACACTCGCTCTCGTAAACTGAATCCGCGGATCCAAATACTTAGCGCCGGCAAACTGAAAATCCAGCACGGGATACGGCCCATCACCATACAGAAGCCTGTTTTTAGCAACTCGTAATGCATCCAGCTCAAACTGCAGATTCTCAATCCACGCTTGCTTAATAGAAGCTTCAGCGCCAGCAATAGGAATCTTCCCGGCCTCTGGATCAATAGATGCCGTGCCTCCTGTGACGATTGCTACTGCATCATCGCGCGCCTGCTCTGCAATATCTGCGGATAATGCAGCACTCTGCTTTGACTGCAACGCCGCCGCTGCACTTACAGCCGCTTCATTACGCCACTGTTGAGCTTGCTGTGCTGCAGCTTGCGCTCGATCTGCTGCTTCTGTCGCCGTAACGATATCTCCATCTAACTTGCTAATAATAAGGGAGAGCCGATCAGCTTGAATTTTGCTATAGCCAGGAATCGGTACAACCCAGTAATTCAAGTTCGTAGCTGTAGCGCCCTCGTAAGCGGGACTGATAGCCAAAGCCTCATTACTGGCGACATTAATAACCTGATAGAGCTTTCCGTCAGGCCCCTGAAACGCATCACCAACGCGGATATTTTCGACCCAGTTAGTGCCGACCCCCGTCACGACATCACTGCCTTTAGTTAAGCTGACTCTACCTTGCCTATGCCACATCAGCATCTCCCTCATCCAGATCAATACGCTCAGCCATCACCTTCATTTCATCGCTCACAATGCGCTCATGGGCTTGATTAATGGCGTGTATCATTCCGTTTGCCAGCTCCGGCGTAATGCGCTGATCCACATTCCTTTGAAAAAGCTGGACTAAGATCTCATTCATGACATTTTCCTTATATATAAAAAAATCCGCTCAGTTGGCGGGATATTTGTTTTTGACTTGCTGGCAGTCGTCTATCCAGTCTTGTACTTCCGGTGGCAACGCATGCCCAATGTCTTGCAGATACTGTGCTAGCTTAAATACAGCATCCAGTTGATCTCCAGTAGCAGGGTATTCCGACTTCCGCGCCTCCCGATAGTCACGACTGTGGCTGATAATCAATTTCAAACTCCTTCTCTAAAAAGGGAAAGCGCTCCACTCTAATTTGATAGACACCGGGCAAATTAAAGCGTAGTTCTACACTGCCCCCCTGCTTATGTTCGTACGCCGCACCATCAATATGAATAACTGAGCCATGCGGCATATTTGTTAGAGATAAACCATTTCGTTTTGTTGGGTTTTTTGGTCGCATTGCAATTTTTCCGTTAGATACATAGTGACGATCGTAATACCCCTCTCCGCGTAAATGAGCACATTCCACACCATCTACGTAGTTCAGCTCCACATCTGATGCAGGGATAAACAGAGACCGCAATATCACTCCCGTTCCCACATCATAAATGACAAAATAATCATTAATCGTATTCATCTTTTTGCCTCAAAAACACCAATTGAGCGTCCTGTTAAGTAGTTCTTATCTGCCCCCTCAGCATTGCTGAATTTCTGACCATGAACAGCAACAGTGAAAGTGTTAGAGCCATTTACTGTTGCAGTATGTACAGACATAGAAAAAGCCCCTCGGTTGTTTCCTCCAATCCTTTGTGCAATTAGGCTACCATTTCTATAAATGTAGACTCGGTTCAAAAGTCCAAAATTATCTAAAGATACGTTTACAACACAAGGGGAAGCCGAGCCGTTGAACGTCACTGAAAGTACAGGTTGCTCTACTCCCGCATAATCAAGACGATCACCCGCTGCATTTGACGCTAGCGTTGTTACGGCATTACCTCCTATTTTCAATGTACCAATTTCGGCATTGCCAATTAGTGCACTTTTAATTGCCGCGTTTTTAATATGGGTCGTATCAATTGCAGCATCGGCAATGTGAGCGCTAGTAATCACAGCCTTACCTATTAATGCCGTGTTAATAATGGAGGTCCCGTTTTGCACGCTAAACACAGCCTGCGGTGAGCCTGTCGTGTTGTGCATCACGCTAAAGCGCCCCGCAACAACTACGACTTGCGACTGCATGCCGCTAGTGCTGTTATCAACACTCAACCCTATGCCAGCTAAATATTGAGTACCGCCCGAATTTACAGCTACTTTAATCGTCCGTGTTGCCTCTAATCGACCATCAATACTATTAACAGATCGACTCAAATCTTGGATTGAAGTCGTTGCGCTACCTACCTTCGTATCCAGTTGAGTAATTGATGTCGCCTGTGCCGTTACTCGACCATCAATACCAGTTACCTTAGTATTGAGAGATGACAAAGAAGATGAAACTCCGCTAATCCCACTTTCAGTATCGGTGACCCGGGACTGCAGCTGAGTAATACTTGAGCCCTGCGAGGTAATACTGTTCCCTTGAGCAGTCACCGTGGATTGCAACATATTCAACGCACCTGAAACCCCGGATAAGTCACTCTCAATCGTACCGGCGCGATTTTGCAAGGCCGTAATGCTTGACCCCTGTGAGGTTAGCGTATCACCTTGCGTTGTAACGGTCGTCTCTAAACTCGATAGTGCATCCGTTAATCCACTGACCTTTCCATCCGTTGTATTTAATTCCCCCTGAAGCTGAGTAATACTTGAGCCCTGCGAGGTAATGCTATTACCTTGGGCACTAACGGTAGACTGCAAGCTAGATAATGCACCGGATAGACCAGAAACATCCCCCTCAAGCGACTGCGCACGGCTTTGTAGCTGAGTGATACTTTGGCCCTGAGAAGTCAGCTTATCACCATGAGTAGTCACACTGGTCTGCAATGAGCTTATTGCCCCTGCGTTCGCTGTGACCTTGTTTTCAGTATCCTCAATCTGGCTTTGTAGCGACTGATTAATCAAAGACTGCGCTGACTTGTCATCAGCCACCGTTTGCTCTAACCCAGTGATTTTTGATGCGTTATCACCGGCTTGAGACATCAACTCACTATTTATAGTCGCTTGCGAGGACTCAAGATCAGCGATAACAGTTTGCACGGTGCCAATCGTGCTCGCGTTTTCCTCTACCTGCGCTAAGAGTTCTTGAGTGATCGTAGATTGAGCAGTCTCTAGCGTAGCAACTGATTCCTTGACCTCTGAAATCATCGCCACGTTATCGCCAATTCGGGCGCTTATTTCTAGAATGTCTCTAGCGAACGCTTTTTCGTTGGTAACAACAACCTCTTGCGTTTCTTTAATCGCCGCACGGTTCTCAAACGCAGCCATCGCCGTATTCAGATCGTCACCATCTTCATCTAAACGACGCAAGGTTGCAGCAAGAACCGTGGTTTGCTTTGACGAAACCTCAAGCTTATCGTTAATGCCCGAGACGTTCGTCTCAAGCAATTCAATCGCAATAGCGTTTCCTTGCACCTCCTGATCTAAGTTTGTCACAGTAGACTGAAGCTGGGTAACGTCAGTTGAATTCGCTACTACTGCACCCGTCAGCTCATCAATGTCAGTTTCTGCCGAGGTTACACGCGCAACAAGTGACGTAACAGCCTCGCCCAATGAGTCGTAGTTACCGATCTTTTCCCAGTAAGCAGCATTTGATACTGGGGTACCTTTAGGAACCTCTTGTAAAGCACGATACAGAGCGCCACCAGATTTAACGATCTGCCCAAACAGATAACCTTGCTCTGCATCCCACTCCGGCGTACCAGCCAGCTCTGCAATCTGCGCTTCAATTGAGTTGATCTCGCTGTCTAGACCAGCAAAACGGTTATTCATGCTAGTGAGCTGATTATTCACTAGCACGAACTTGCCGTTTACTTCCTCAAACTCTATGCCGAGCTTGTCGAAATCAATTCCTAGCTCAGCAAACTGTAGCCATAAATCCTCAATGGACTCAATGTCTTCAAAGAGTTGTTGACCGAGCGCTGACTCAAGAATCTCTTTGGTAATAAGGTCGTTGTACTCCTCAGCGACCTGCGAAGGAGTACCCCGAATACCTGGCTGGTTCTCATACGGGTACCATGCGCCAGCTATACCGTTCTTATCAAGCAACCGAGCCCAATAAAAGAACTCAGCATCAATCTTGAGCCCTTGGTGCGAGAAGTTATTGGTGGGATAGGCATACTCACCTAACACCGTGGCATCATTAAAGTCCGAGCTTGGACTATACCGAATCTCAGAGCGCTCAATAATATTAGGCACGCTAGGAAAAGCCCAACGTAAATTAATGCCCCATGGCACACCCTCGGTCGTTAATGATGTAACTCGATGTGGTTCACCAACAAGGCCATCTAACTCTGTTGCTGTGCCATACGCCCACAGGCTCGGCACATCCAGCGCATTAATCGCACGGACTCGTGCCTCGTATAGCCCAGAGTAAATATTATCGACTTCGATTGAAGTGGATCCGGTTTGCTGTAAAGACACCCAATTGCTGTTGTTGCGACGGAACTGGGCCTCGTAACGTGAAGCGCCTTTGGCTTTATCCCACGCAATCACTAACGTGTGTTTGGAAACGCCCTCTTTAATCACGTAGTACGAGCTCAGCCTGATATTTTTAGGTGCCTCCTGTGTACGAGCAGGTATAACAGATATAGGTAATGGATCCAACCGCACGCCATCGTCAATGGCTGCATATTTACCCGGATGGTGTAACACGCCGGATATTTCATACGTAACTGCGTCCCGCTCCCGCACAGAAATTACACGCACGTACTGCATCACCAAATCAGAAGCTTCTACTGTCCACACTGACTCAGGCGCTGGGGCAACACTAAAAGCAGAGCGAACTCGGACAATGCGCCCTGTCACTAACGAAACAGTACGAGTCTCTGGCTTACCATTGGGTAAATTTACTGTTAGCGTATCCCCTGCTTTAACAGGATGCTCACGATCTAACGTAATAACTGTCGCGGTAGCCTCGCGGATACGCCCGCCAATATGACGCCCAGCACGATTACGGTCTGCGATTTTTACAATGCTACCGGGCTGAGGGATGACACCATCCAAGCCAACCGAGAAACCCACACCCCCCGTCTCCATACGTGACGTATACAAGTGATAGAGGCCGACTCTCTGCGCTTGACCGCGTGACGTGCAACCAAACGCTACCACCTCGGACTTACGTATACCATAGCGACGAATGCCGGCGTCATCTTCGACTGCTTCAACCTTAGACCGATAGAAATCTGTTGGGTCATTCCAAGAAACAAGCGCTACCGTTTTTCGAGTGCTCAGGTCAGATCCTGTGTACTCAAACACCCCGTCAATGACGTTCGCATTGGTATAGGTGTAGACCGGATCGTCAGGCATATCCGCCACGGCAACAACCTGACCGTTCGCCCAGTACGACATACCCCGAAATACTGAGGCTAGGTCATTAAGCACCCTTAGTGCATCCTCTTGGCTTTGAATATAAAGCAAGCCAACTCGAAACCGCGGCTCTTTGCCACCCTGCCCATCTGATACAAGCTGGTCGCAGTAAGCCCCAATCTGATAGAGCGCATATCGATCGATCATGTGCGCTTCGATCCGATCCCCTAGCCCAGAAAGTCGGCTCGTCAGCACATCGTAGTAGATCCATGCCGGATTATCAGACCATGCTCGCTTAAAAGTGCCATCCCACACACCAAAATACGCGCGGGTTTCAGGGTTGTAATTGCTCGGTACTCGAATAATTTTTCCACGCCAGTGATAAGCTCGAGTGGGAATAGACTGAAACTGCTCAGCATCAATACGAATGCCCATTAGAGCAGACATGGGGTACCGGAACTTACCATCAATCACTTCTGCATAAGACTGCACAAAAATCTTGTCAGTCACTGCGCTATTAGTACTGTCAGGCGTAATGCGACGTACACGAAACGTCCAACCTGAATTGGTTTTTGGTAGCTCGATACGATGGGTTCGCGTGTAACCATTAACGGTTTTACCGTCCAAGCTGGAGCGTAAAACCTCTTTAAATGAGCCGCTACCAATCGCTAAATCAATCGAATACTCAACAACAACACCAACTCGGTCACCCGCTTCATCCCCGGTTTCAATCATCTGAATCAACTGCGGTGTATAAATACTCACCCGCACAGCTGATAAGTCTGGATTTGTCAGCAGCTGACTAAAAGGCTGAGTAGCCTTTACCTCAGCACCCACAGAAGTAACGCTTGAAGAAGCAGGAAAACCAGCAATGTGGGATTGATCGACGGTGCCCACACGATACTCTGCTTGCACATGCTGAAAATTCAAGCTGCCGTCTTCGTTCTGAATAGGTGTGCCATTTAGATAAATATCACGTAATGGCGCATCTGGATGCGCTGGCCCAGCTAGCTCACCATTTCCGATTAGGTCTAGCACGGCTGCATAGGACATGTTATGTAGACTATCGGGATGCTCAACGGGCGTGCGAGCGCTTCCACCGCCGCCTTTCCCCCCTCCGCCCGAGCCCACAATATGCATGCCACCACGACGTTTATTTAACACTACCGTCATTGCTGATCCTCTGAATACATATCCCCTGATATCGTCACCGAACCGACGATTCCTTGGCCATAAAACTCTGGCACTGGGTTGCCCTGCGCCGTCACGTTTACAGGGCCATTGAAGTTGTACGATGCCCCATTATCGGGGGAGTCCACACCCGTGATGCCTTGAGGTTGCTTGGTCAATAATTGAGACACCCCACCCAACACCATAGAGACGCCTACCCCAAAAGCCATTTGCGCCATGAGTCCTGAGAAAGCCAACTTGCCCGCTGCTAAAGTAGCTCCACCTGTTAAAAAGGCTCCACCAACCAATGCTGCGCCCAACACAACTTGGAAAAACCCACCTCGGCCCGAGCCTAGAATTACAGGTGCTATACGAATATCCTCATTGCCCACTGGTGCATTTAAGGACTGCTCACCTATGTTTTCCTTACCAATAAACACGGCATAACCTAAGCCGTTATCTTTGCTCTCTAACAGATATCGTTGAAAGCCCGGTACCATCGTGCACAACGCTCGTACCGCCCCAGCCGTGTCATTGCACACAAACTGATGAACACGGCCAAAGACAGCGCCTAACTTTCCATACAAGCGAATTGTGCGTAACTTTTCTCCAGGCGAAAAAAAATCCGCTGTTGCGGACTCATTGATTGATGCCATCTTTATACCTCACTATCACCCGAGTAATATCAGCCCAATACCCACCATAAACAACACGCTCAGACAGCCGAGGCATTGCATGATGCAACATCGCATTGGGTATTACATGCAGATCTGGCTGGGTTTTCAGAGTCGCATCACCCAAGTACACGCCGCCATGGTTCGTGCGGCCGCTGCGATACTGCATCAAAATCACATCACCGTATTGGGGCTCCCCGTCTACCCGTTCAAAACCTGCTTTTTCAAAGTTATCGAGATAGATTTCACCCAACTCTGGCTTACTCCACCAGTCATCCGGACGTTCAAAATCTAGCAGTGCAATACCCAACTCCCACTGGTAAAAATCACGAATAATGCCGTAGCAATCTAACGACCCGTGATGAAAACTACGCCCGACCAACGGTGCCTGGTACCCTGTCGGCTCAAACGAATGCCATCCCCGTACCGTTGGAGCATCATCACCAGCATCTTGGCCAACACTGACAATATGCCAGGGCAGACCTGTAGCCTCACACGACACCAAATCCGATTCAGAGGGCTGCGCATCACGGTCAACGTGGGAATGCACTACGGCAATTACTTGGCCTACATCCTCTGCGGCAGCATAGTCTTCTGCCGGCACATGAAAGTCTTGATCATATTCTGCTGTATTACGACACGCCACGTAGCGCTGCTTATCACCCATAGCCACAATCAAACCACATGCCTCACGCGGGTAATCGGCTAATGCATGCGCTTCTATAGCTCGCTTAATCGCTGCTCTCATATCACCTCACCCGATCCGCAACAGGAAACCCACCATAAGGTAACGGTGAATACTCCCCGAACCTCAACTTGCAATCCAAAACCCGTCCACCACACTTATCTGCTGACGGATCTCCGACTGGCTTCCCATCCCGATCAAACATCAACCCACCGGTATAACCGCAATAGCTGCCACGGTACCCACCTTCTGGCTCTGCCATCACTAACCAGCCACATCGACTCGCAATCACTTGCCGGCGCGGTAACTGAACTCCCTCAAACTGCAGTGGTGACGACAAAACAAACTGAACAATCTCTGGCGTTTCTAGCTTTTTCTGACTAATGATCCATCGCTCATCTGGCAAATGCTCATTAGGATCTGCTGACGGATTACCGCCAGTAAAATTAGAGGCATCTAAGTACTTAGTAAATGTACGACGGCGAATCACCGTAGCACCTACTAAATCGTCTAATGCAAGACACAATGCGGTGACTACCCCTGTAATCGGTTCCCCATCAACTTCGCCTATGTTGCTTACAGACAGCTCCGGTAACGGTTGCTGCATATCACCAGTACGCTCGAAATTTGAGCCCTCAATGGCCCATGGGTAGTAACTTTTTCCCTGCCATATAATTACGCCATCGTTGTGGCCGTGGTAGCGTTCTACACTTCCGCCAATGCTGCGGCAATCAATCTCGTAAAGTGTCACCAGATTGCCGGGTGTTAGTTTTTGAATGTCTTCAGAAATCATTATTAGCCCTCTATTAGGCGAAAAAAAGCCCACTCTAGGCAGGCGCTGTCGTTACATCCAGTTTCATTGATAGTTACTACGGGTTAAGTTAAAGGCTCCTTCTCAATTAACTTAACTTTATTGGAAAGACTATGTCTGAAATAAAAATCAACTCAATAAATCTAAATCATAATGACACCATACAGGTTCACTTGACTGTAGATGATGATCTTCAGCTACATATCAAAATTGCTCAACCTGCAGGAAACCAAAATGATTGGACTATTGGAGAAATAAAAAAACTAGCAATCGAAGAGGCTAAATCTCGGATACCTTCTTAACTACCTAGATCGCAAAACGGCTATCTCCGAAAGCAGGGAGGTAGCCTGCGACTCAATAATGTTAGCTCTACACTCTAGGGCTTTTAGCTCTTTCTTTGTCTCCTCCAGCACAGGCGATAACACCCACAACAAAAACCGCTTATAAAATCGTTTAATCATGTCAAAACTCCATAAAAAAAGCCTCTCGATTGAGGCTCTAAAACTATAACCAACGAGAGCAGCCCACTCTAGATGGGCTACATCCTTGCTTTCCGTATACCGATGCTATACACTATACGCATGATTAAAAGCTTCCGACATAAAGGGCTCCAAGCTTTCTTCGAAAAAGGATCTAAGTCAGGCATACAGGCTAAGCATGCAGTGAAACTGCAAATCCAACTTACTGCACTGCATGCCGCAACCCAGCCGGAGGATATGAGTGCTCCTAACTGGAAGCTCCATAAACTCAAGGGCAACAACCCCAAGGGCCAATCAGTCGAAGAGCATTGGGCCATCTCCGTTAGCGGCAACTGGCGGCTAACCTTTTACTTTGAGGGTGAGGACGCCATACTGGTGGACTACCAAGACTATCACTAGGAGAAATACCATGCGTATGAATAATCCAGCACACCCAGGTCTCGTGCTACGCGAGTACCTAGGCG